GCCCCGTGACCTTTCGGTCCCCACTCAACTAGTAACCTAGTTGCCACCTGATGTTTCCCTAATATTCCGCTAACGGGGCGCCGAAGCGTGCGGTAGGGTGGACACCAGAACCAGCCACGTTACACGTGGACTTTAGGCTGTAAACAGCCAACGACTTTGCGTGCGCCGGGGTGCGTCAATTCCCGACCCTCCAAGGAGGCCCGTCCCACCGGGGAAGACACGCCCCGCTACCTAACGGGGTTTGTGGGATGTCAGTTCGCCAGCACGGGTGTATGTTGGGGAGTCAGCGGAAGCTTATCCGCTACAAGTCGTGGGTCTCTCAGGTTATCGACCATCCGGGAATGGCATACGCGGCACCCGGGATCAGGTCAAGCCGGTCGACCTTTGAGATTGTCCACGACTCCTCGCCATTAACAACACCAACCAGGCAGGGAGACTAGGTTAAGACACGGTCGTCACGCGTGAATAGCTAGCGCTGGGGGGGTTGCTAGGCCCCGGCCTATCATAGGCCTGCTGCCAATAGGCCCGCAAAACGCGGGCCAACAGGAGAAGAAAGGAAATTAGAACGCGTTTGATCGCTCTACCATGGTCCTAACATAGGCAGAAACTGCCAACGCGCTGCGAACAGTGACCCAAGCAAGGGCCGGCGCGAGGACTTTGGCGGCAATGTAGTTGTGAAACAACTGCCATTTGCCGCCGCTATAGGCAGCATACAGGGGCATTCCGGGCAAGATTTGCATTTGGTTGCCTGTTCCTGTAGTTCCGAAAAACGCATACTCGGAGTTAGGGGTGCCAGTGATGTTGATGGCCTCCCTAAACCTCAGCTCGAGGACTTTGGTGGTGGGCAGGGCCGAGTTATTGAACGTAACTGACGACGCGTCAGATGCTGCAGCGGCCAAAATGTTGACCGTGTCCGGGGCATACTGAATGCCGGATGCTGCTAACTCGAGCTCCTGGTACATGAACTCGATCTCGTAGTCAATCTCGATGTAGCCCACGCCTTGGGCGTAGGTGCCGGTAGGCCACACGAGATTGCCGACGTTGGCAGCCACCAAAAATTGGGTGGTGTCACGTCGCTCCGAAGATCCAGCCACCGAGCAGAAATACAGTGTTTTGTCCTCACGATTGGTTACGTATTGGACAACTTGCTGCTGGTACACGGGGCCCATGTGTGAAAATTGCATGTTGGCGATCACCTGGATGGATGAGGCACCTGTTGCCAGGGTCTCATCGGGGTCCGTCTCAACATACAGAGCGAGCACACCACTAGTGGTAGCCGCTACACTGGGGACGAAGCGAATCGTTGCCCGCGTGTACCTGTACTTCTCGTACGTCTTCGCGAGGAGGGCAAGGCGTGAGTTGGTCCAGCATGCGGGGTTACTATCAAAGACTGCTCCGATGTTGGGACCAGTGACTGAGGCATCCACCGTGCCGAGAACCTCTTTACCACGTACAGTAATACTAGAACTACCGCCGCGGACAAGGGTGTACCCACTGCCTGATTGACCCAATCCATTGCGCTGATTGGATCCTTTCTTCTTCTGACTTGTTGCGGGTTTAGGCTGCCGCTGCGCCTTTTGCTTGTTGGGGGCCATAGTTATGGCCGGGTGCTGTATGGGATGCCCGGCACCAGCGGGGACTGTACATCGTCGTGAACATTGCAGGCCGTGCAGTCTCTTGGCATTTACGATAAATCGATTTAGCACGGAAGTTTTGAGCCTTGCGGGCACCGTTTTGGCCTTTAACACGACGACCCCATGTTACCACTCCTCAGGTTTGCTCCAGGGGAATTGCCAGCTAGCAATATCAACCCCTTCGCCCTCCCGAGTCTTTGCGAGATCAAACACCCACCGTTTGAGAGTGCCTTCCAAGCGGAGCTGTTGGTCAATTGAAAATCCCCACGCGCGTAGGAAGGATTCGCGCGCTGAGGGAGTGATTGGTAAGGTTCTGCCCTCCTCCCAATCACTAGGGAGATAGTGGGACAGGCGCCAGTAGTCATTTAGCGCTGCCTTGTGGATCATACCGCGTCGCTGCTGCCTTGGGGTCAGCGCGCGGGTACAAACATCCACAACTTGTTTAAGGAAAGGTTGAATTACCGGACAGCCGCGAGTGAGTCTAAGCTCGCCTAGGGCCACTGTCCTAATGTACTTCCACCTACCCTTTGGGTCGCCAAGCTTATGCGAAACCCCGAGTTTGGACAAAATCTTGTGGGGGTTGCGGATCATGGTCCATTCACCTCCCACACGCACCGGCTTAGATTGGCAGAAGTTGATTTCCTCGAATGTAGTTGGTCGAGCTTCAACTTTCATGGTCATGCCAAACTTGCGGAAGTACCCATCGATCTCGTCATCGGGGATAATTGGACCATCATAGAAGAAAACGCTATCATCACCATCACAGAGGAAGGTGAACCTTCTCCCCGTAGCGTTTCCAAATGCTGCCAATAAGCATGCCATGATGATGCAATTGCCAGCGGCAGTGTTAGCATCACCGGACATCCTTCCTCCCCTAACCGCGTACTTCTGCTTTACGAAGCCGGATTCGGTGTGGACCTTAAAGGCCCCCTTGTTCATTCGCTGCCATTTTAGCAATTCTGCTATTTGTGGTCCTAGGCAGGTCTTGATCCAGTAATTGTGCTCTACGAATTCCAACAGCGCCGTGGACATATGCGCATCGAAGCGCGACGCATCCAACTCTAAGATGTTCACGTGGTGGCCTAACCACTCATATTTGACACGTAACTCCTTAGCTCGTTGGGTTGGGTTCATATTCTTAGCGAACAATCGACCGGGACCGAATCCTGGCACGTCGGCCAGTGCGTACAGTCTGTGCTCGGATATCTTGATGTGAGCAGCAAGCTGCAAGGTATACTCTGGTCGCCTAAACTGGATTGCGCGACAGTCCGGATTTGGTTTGTTAGGGTCCAACTTAATGCCCTCAATTTTAACAAACATCTCAATCTCTGACTGTTCGCGCAGAGCCATCTCTCCCTGACGTATTAAATTTTCCTCCGCTCGCTGATAACGTGCGAATTTTTTGCGCGGCATCTTCCTATATACGTCCAAATAGGCGATGCGCCTGTGCCTACCTACCGCGGTAGCCAGGGAGTTGGACAGTGGTTGCAGAACGGTTTTAATTAGGTCGAGATCATGCGGCGGTATGCATTTTCCAACCCTTCCGAATAGCGCATTCATGTGATTGCACACACATGGTCGATGGACAATCCACTTGCTCTCCCGCGCATCTTGGATGGGGGGCAGTGGAATATGGTATACGCGTCCTCGGAACCCGTCTCCGCGGCAAGCGTGGCGGCCAGTAGAACCTAGCAAACGGAAGTGGGAACTACCATCGCAAGCGGGTTGAGACCCGCTTCCCCGAGCAAGAGGCTGCGTGAGCCGACCAGGACAATCCTGGTCGTGCGATTTGATAGTCTTTGGTCCACCTGTGCAAAGCATGGGCCTGGCCACTACGCTGGCCTAGTGCCTGGGGGGCAGGGCAGCGGATAGTCCGAGATGCAACTTTAGCTCCCCGAAACAAATCCTTAGACGAAGCCAGGCGGGTACACCCACCACATTTAGCTCCTGCCTAGCCCAGCTCTCCCAGAGCACGCGATACCTGGTTTTGAGGCCTGAACTTGGGCGGCCTCAATCAACCTTAAAGTCTCGGCATCATGTGAGACTGCGTGCAAAGCACAAAAAGAGGCGATGGGGGGTGGTACGGGACTGGGAGGGAACTTGACTTGTTCTCCCCCAACAAATACTATGGTGAAGCCGTCGCGACGGGCAATGCCCATCAACCAATCGTACAGTTGATCCACTGACTGCTGATTGTGAAATTGGAATCCTGGTTTGGCCAATTTCTCAATAGCAGCGGAGTGCAACGAACTGGTGCGAATGCGGCGTCCACCCGTAATTGCTATTCCCTTACCCCTAGTCCTACGTCGGTTCTTTTTCTCATTCGCCAAGCCTCGCAGCATGGCTCCTGTTACTCGGAACTCTGAGTCCACAGTGGTGTGTTTAGCCAACTCCATTTCCTGCCTCCTGTTCTCAAGCTCAACCAGAGCGAGTTGGACAGGATCATCTGAAGTGGCATCAGCCACAAGTGGCTCAGGCAGTGGTAGGAGATCGACCTCACGATCGAAGGCGGCATCAACTACCTCCTCCGCGACAACCACCTCATAGTGGTTGTATGCCATATGCGCTATAACTGGCGTGAAGAACAGGGCAGTGTTCATCGCCAGTTTGACAAGCCCAACAGAGTTGAGCAAGATTCGTAGCACCATGACGTGGATGGTTATATGCCGATAAACCAAACGAAACGTCCCAAAAATCCC